GTAAGAAGCAAGGCTTCGAGCTAAGTGCTTGAAAAGGATGGTGGACGCGACAGGGATTGAACCTGTGACCCCCTCGGTGTGAACGAAGCGTGTTCCGCCCGAAACGCCCTTTCCGCTTGGATTCGGCCTTCGCTACTTTCCGGTTTCGTTCACGGTGTTTTCGACCATTTGCGGGAAGTAACTGGGGAGCATCAGCGCATCGCCCGCCGCGCCGCCGACTGGTGATCCGGCCTATGGTGCCCGTAGTGACTTTCAAGGGTCGCCGTCGTCATGCCGAGATAGCCCGCTGCTTCCCAGCCATCGACGTTCTGTTCCATCAGCCAAGTCGCCGCAGTGTGTCGGAGCCAGTGCGGCGTGACGCCCGAAAGCCCGGCCGCCTTGGCGCATGCGGCGAATCCGGTCCGCACCGAGCCGATCTGCTCCCCGCCATGGTGGATGACGATGGCCAAGCCCTTCTTCTCGTCGATGCGGCGCCAGCGTCGGAGGTGCGCTAGAAGCCGGGGCGGCAGCTTCACCAGGGGGCGCTTCTTGTTCGCAGCGACACTTTCATTCCGGCCGCGCCGATAGATGATGCCGCGCTCCAGATCGACCCAGGGGTTGTTCAGGCTTTCCAGCCACGACAGACGCTTGATCGCTGTCGAGCGAGTGCCGGTGTAAAGCCCGATCAGAATGAAGCGACGAAGGTGTGCCCGGTTCTCCCGGCCGGATGAGGAATCGCCCCGCTGCATGGTCGCCCGCAGAAGGGCAGCCGCCTGCGATCGCGTGAGGGCGTCCCGGTTGCTTTCCGCCTTTTCGGGGAGGACGACCATCGGCCGGCGCGTCAGATGGTGCTCTGCGTCCCAGAAGCCGATCGCGGCCGACAGAACCTCCAGCTCGCGCCGCGCTGTCTGCGCAGACACCTTTCGCCCGGTCGAGCCGGTGCGGATGACCTGGGACGTTCTGTAGCGGACATAGGCGTTACATGACGATCGCTTGACGTCCGAAAGCATTTGCTCGCCCCAGAAGGCGTTCAGGTGATCGACGAACCCCTTCATGGTCGCGGGATCCGCCTTCAGCTGTGGCCCGCGCTCCATGCTGTAGAGCGCGAGTGCGTCAGCTACGAGGACTTGAGCGGGATCACTGTTGCCGACTGGCTTGGACCATTTTTCCGCGATGAACGCGGCGAGTTGTCGTTCCGCGTCGTCCAAGCGCTCGACGCTGCAGCCTGTGCCAACCTCACTCTTTCCGTCACGGATGAACCAACGGTCGGGGAGCTGCTGGCCCGTCCGATTGTCGATCCGGCCTTTGCGGAGGTAGAGGCGCGGGCCTTTGGACTGACGGGGCATCGAAAGAGGGCTTTCACAGCGGCGGGGGTGACGAAGTAGGAGCCCCCAACGCGGGAAGCCGTCAAGCGCCCGCGAGCGATCTCCGTCCGCATGGCCGAAACCGTTATAGGGAGCACTGCGCCAAAAACGGACGCAAACTCGACCAGGGTCATTGGATCGTCGTCGGTCCAGTCTTCCGGCGCCGGCCGGTCAGCGGTGCGGCATTTGAGGTTCGCGCTCATCTCCACACTCCCCTGCGTTCGCGCCGAGCGGCGTCTTCCTCACGCCGGTAAGGATCACCGAATCCGGTCTCGCTGATCGCCCAGCCCTCGCGGACGAGGATCGAGCCCAGGTCACGGCTGTCGACCGTGCAGACCGCGACATTGCGCTGGTATCGATCGGTCGAGGTGATGGTGCAGCGGGCGCCATTGGCGGCAAGCTGGCGGGCGCGGGCGGTCGCGGACTGACCTGAGGACCGAGCGACCGGCGAGCAAGCCCACACGTCGGGCCGCTGACGGCACCGGCTGTAGGGCGCGACCTCCCCGGCATCGATCCCAGCCAGGCGGACACGGTGGCGCTCGCCGTCCGATGTGACGCAGCGTCCGGAGTCGCCATCGCTCATCAGCAAGGTCGCGCAGATCAGGACGACGGCGCTCACGTTTGGTTGTCCACTACACGCAACCCATGCTCGAGGCGGTGGATCTTTATCTCGGTCTGCTTCTGCCGTTCGTCATCTTTGTTGCCCCACGGCCGAGGCGCCAGCGCCAACACTTCCGCAGGCTCTACCCGCAGCAAGTGTTCGTACACACGATCGTGCGGCACACGATCATCAACCGTGAGAACCACGACGCTTCCATCGGGGTCGGCGATTTTGACCTCCAGCCAGCCGTTCTCGTCATAGTGCATTATGACCACGGCTTTGATTTCGCGAGCGCTCATCCCTCCCCCTTCCCATTGCGGGCGAGGAAGGCGCGGATGCGGCGGAACATGCCAAAAGTTAGTGAGCGGCGGATTCCATCTGATCCAATCCATTCACCGCTGACGGTGCTGTCGTCGGACCACAGTCCGTCGTCCTCACCTAGATGACCGTCTAGGGTTTCCAGAAGTCCCCTCGCCTCCTTCAGTTCAGCGATCAGGTCGCCGAGCCCGTCAAACGCTGTCTGATCGTCCAGCAGCTTCCCCAGGTGCGTGATTGCCTCGTCCAGAGAGGTATAGCCCCACTCGACCAGGCGCGGCTCCAGTTCTCCGGTAATCCCGGAACACTGACCGCCCCCTTCTGGCAGCGGCGATGCGGGGGCGGCTAGAATCGCCTCAACGGCTAGGCGCGCATTATGTCCGGCAGATCGCGCCGGGTTGCCGTGAATGCGCTCCATGAGCAGATCGCGCACCTCTTCAAGCGCCGACACAGGCACCAGGCGCAGCGCATCGGTGGGGCATTGCGTCTTCATTTGATCTCTCCGGCATAATGGATCGACATCAGGCCCCTGATGTCCGCCATGAACTCGTCAGCGTCAGACAGGCGGATGATGAGCCAAGCGTCAGGACGGTGGCGGCTTCCGTTGATGGTCAGCGTGTCGCCCTCAAGCTCCAGCTTCCACTCTCGGATCGTCTGGCCCGACGCGTCATCGTCATCGCGTAGAATTCGTTCGACTGTGATCTTGGAAGCCACGTCACCCCTCCTGCTGTAGGGCGGCGCGCGCTTCGTGGTCAGCAAGCAAACTCCGATAGGCCTTCCGCTCGACCTTGATCTGATCGTCAGCGTATCCCTTGAGGCGCTTCCACCTTTCAAGCTCAGCCTCCAACTCCGCGATCCTGGCTTGAGCGGATGCGGCGGTGACGAGGGGTTCGGAGACGCTGTGGCCGTCACCCACTCGACGCCAACGTGTCTCCACCACCTCCAACCCCGACGTGTTCGCGTTAGAGGGGGTGGTCAAAACTCGGCCCCCACTTCGTAGTGAACAGCGACGAATGACGCCGGAACGCGAGCAACGATGTCATCGCCCCGATACACGGCGTAATATGGGACGTAATCGCCCTGACCATGCTCCTTGTAGGCGATAATCCGCAAACCAGAGGCCGCTGACCAGCAACCGATTTGACCAGAAATGCTTTGTATCGGGCGCGGGTCGTCATAGATCAGGCACGGTTCCATCACTCTCCCCCTTCCTTCGCGGCGGTCGATTTCAGGGCGGAGAGACCGATTCCAACTGCAACCTTGGCCTCATACAAGGCCTCGGCGCTGCTCTCCGTGCGGTAGAATGAACCCATTGGTCCACGCGTTACGTTGATGCGGTCGCGCGCCTTCTCCAACGCCTCGACCGCGATCCGCACCCTGTCGTCATCCTGTGCGGGGACGGGAGCCGCGTAGAGGGGGCGAAGCCGGAAGCGAGGGTTCAGGGCTTCATCGTCAAACCAAGCATGACGAACGCCCGACGTGTGCCACTCCATGTCGTCGCCATGACGCCATTGCCACGCCACAGCCTCCCCAGCCGTTTCGGCGGCAGGGGCGGAAGCCATTGCACCAGCAACAAAAGCCGCCCGCTCTTTCGTCTGGTCTATGCCGGGATATTCGTAACAGGCGCGATCACTGGCAGAGAGCGCTACTGCATCGGCGACAGGCACACACGCCAAAACGTCGTCAGGCGGGAAGTCGGTCGCGCTGCTGTGCTGGCCTCCCGAGGCGACTGGGGCGGGGCGGATCAGGGCTTCGGCTTTGGTCTCGTATCGGGCGTTCTGGACGGACCAGACCGGCGATCCTGTCGCGCATTCGATCGCAGCGTTTGGCGTCCAATACCAGCCGTCCGCGAAGTCCTTAACCAGATACCCGCCCGGTCCGCGCGTCTCTCCGCTCGGTTGGGGGCGGGACGGATTGTGCGCGACCGTTCGATGGCAGCCCTCGACAGTCGGATCGGGAATGATCTCTAGGAACGGCGCGCTTTCTTCGTAGGCTCGACGCAGTTCGTCATCCCGCTCCGACCCGCTCGCTTCGACCGGAGCGGTGGGGGCGAGGCCGCAGAAGGTGCACGCTGCGTCACGCTCAGCTTTGAACGCGCCGCAAGCCTTGCACTCGCGGTTCACGTCATCCCCGCTCAGCGGGCCGGGTGTGGGGGCTTGGGTCGCGATCATGCTGCGGCTTTCTGATGATAGACGGCCGAGAGCGCTGCCTCCGTGCGGAGGATGGCCCGGCCTATTGCTTCTGGGATTTGGGGGAGGACGGCGTCGCCGAACGCTTCGACGATGAGGCTAGCGGCAGACGTCCCGCGAGGACCGCCGACCGCAATGCGCTGCTCAGCCAGCCAGGCGGGTAGCCCATCATCCAGCCGTATGTGACGGGCAAGGTCATCGAGGGACCAGTCAGCCCTGTGTTGGAGAGCAGCGCCGCGATCTGACGGGCGTAGGCCCACTTGTCCGGCGAGCGATCGGTCATCGCCCCGTCCAGAACCGCATCCATCGTTGGCGATTTCCGCTTGTCGTAGGCTGGAGACCAGCGATCCATCCGCTTGTCCCGCTTGGTCGGCGTCGGCAGGGCTTCCTGCGCCATTCCCGCATGGCGATTGTTCTGGTTCGTCAGTTGAGCCAGCACGTCGCCCCGAAAGCCCCGATCTGCGTCCGTCTTCCGCGGCGTGGCGAGGATCTTCCGAAATGGATACGTCGAACCGGCCCCCCATCCCGCTCCGTCCTTCATGCCGTCCGAGGCCATAGGCGTCGGCAGCATCGTGCCCTCGGCAATGATTGCCCACGGCTTGCAACTCTCCCACTTCTGCATGGACGGAGCGCCGAAGTTGGCCTTGGTTGTGGGGGTGTGCATCAAGCTGCTCGACGTCACAGCCGATGACCCAAGAGCGCTTCCGCTCATGATTGGCACCGATGTTGTCGCCACCAACCACGACCGCCCAGCAGGCGTAGTCGAGGCCTTCCAACTCACCGAGAACCCGGTCAGCGCCGCGAGTTCGGAGGTTAGCGCTGTTCTCAAGAGCGAACCAACGAGGGCGGACCTCTCCGATGATGCGGACGGCTTCGAAGAAGAGGCCCGACCTTTCGCCGTCGACGCCTTTGCCCTTGGTGTTGGCGCTGCTGATGTCTTGGCAGGGGGGTGACCCAACGACGATGTCGGGAAGAGTTCCAAGGTCGGCAAGCAGTCGTTCGCCGGTGAGCGTCCGGACATCGTCATAGATCAGCACTCCGGGGTTGTTCTCGGCGTAGAGGGCGCGGCGCCAGTCGATCCATTCGCAGGCGGCCACAGTTTCAAATCCGGCGCGGTGCAGGCCGAGCGACCATCCGCCCGCCGCAGCGCTGAATAGGTCGAGCACCCTCATGCTTCGCCCTCCCCCTCATTTGCGGGGCTGTCTTCTCCGGTGGGACGATCAGGTGCGCTCGAAGATGAGGAGACCCTTGCGAGTGACGCCGCAGCGGCTCCAACCGGCATGTCGAAAACAAGCACCCGGATTGGCTGACCGGACAGCTGACGGATCGACAAAGGTGTAATGCCGCAAACCAGGCCAGCAGTGATCAGCGACCGCGTCAGCCTGTCGGATAAGGAGCGACGAGAGGATCGGCCCTTCGTTGCGGAAGATGGCGCAGTTGACGCCCGTCTGACCGCTGTCGTCGATGAACCGGCGCCATACGAAAACAGCGTCTGCGTCAGCGGTTCGAAGGGCGATGACTTCGCCAGGACCGATGAACAGGTTTGAGGTCCGCTTGCTCTTCCGGCTGCTGTAGTGGCGGCGGTAGAGATCACGGCATGATCGGTCGCCATCCTTCGTGAGCCACCAGAGCGGCCCATCACGAAAGGGTCGGTATGTCCCTGCTTCTCCCCCATCAGACGCGGGCCTCCGATTGGGCGCGGAGGATGGCGGCGCAGATTGCGGACGGCACGTGACCGCAGTCGTTGTGACCGTAGTGCGGTCCTGCCTGGTCGCCATGGTTCATGTTTAGTGTGACACGGGCCACACCGTACAATGTCGTTATCTCGTATTCCTGACCGGGCCAGAACCGCTCAGCCAGCGCCAGAGCGGCGTCTAGGCTGGTGGTGACGCTCTCTTGAGCAACGGAAAGGGGGGACTTCGGCGCCGACGGGTGAACCCAATACGTGCAGCTATCCATCGGGAAGCGGGTCTCGGCATAGCCACAGGCAGAGAGAACCTCGTCGCTAAGCCTATTGCTCCCGACCTCAGCCCCTTCCAGCTTCTCGATCAGCGATGTGATGGTCTCAAGCATGGGTGGCCTCGCTGGATTGGGCCGCGATCCACTCGTCTGTGCCGGGGATGTCCTCGTAGTTGGACAGATCGAGGATGTTGCCGGTGGGCTTTTCCTTATCGACGAGGGCTTTCCAGAGGGCGTTGATCTGGTCGCAGAGAGGCTGAAGCTCGGTCTTTCCGAGGTTGGCCTCAGCAGTGAAGCCGTCCTCATTGGACTGATCCTCGTGCCGACCGTCGATGTGATCGGCCAAATCCTGCCAGTCGTTGAAAATCTCGTCCCAGGCACCGCGTGGATAGCCGCGGGCGATCTTGAACGGCGCTCCATCGTCATAGGCGTCACGGCCCATCTCGATGGCGACGTCTCTGCTGGCGAACGGTCCGTTCCACACGTCGTGGCGTGTCTCGTGATACCAGTTTGCGGGCGATGTGATGGTCTGGTCAGACATCAGGCGGCGACCTCTATGGCTTGGAACATGCCCTGCTCGGTCGAGATGCGACGGCGCGCGATCTCGGCGTATTCGGGGTTCAGTTCGATGATGGTGCAGTCGAGGCCCATGCGGTCAGCGACCAGGGCCGTGGTGCCGGCGCCGCCGAACGGGTCGAGGACGGTGCCGCCGGCGGGGCAGCCGGCCTGAAGGCAACGCTCGGCAAGCTCGGGCGGAAACGTGGCGAAGTGGGCCTCACTGAACGGACGCGTGGCGATGGGCCAGACCTGAACGGGCGCCGGTTCATAGTTGCGGAGGTTCCGGCCCTCGCCGCGCGGATAGGCGACGTCTTCACGGTCGGGGCGATGTGTCCCCATGCTCTGGCCTGGGTGAGCGGCCGCGCGCTTGCTGTCCTCACGTTTGAAGCTGTCGCGGCGGCGAGCACCGCCAACAGCTTTCATGGTGCCGTTCGTCTTGGCGCCGCCGTTCGCGCGGTGAGACCCTTCCTGAGCCTCGACATTCTGGGCCAGGCGAGAGATCGACGCTTCTGCGAGACCCTGCCGCACCGCATCCGCATCGTAGTGATAGCGAGGCGCGCGGCTCAGCAGGAAGATCTTCTCGTGCGAAGTCGCCGGCCGGTCGTTGATGCTCTCGGGCATCGGGTTCGGCTTGGCCCAGATGATCTCCGAGCGAACCCACCAGCCCGCTTCCTGCAGGGCGATGGCCAAGCGGTTCGGGACCATGCAGAGGTCTTTCGCCTTCAGCACGCCCTGGATGGTCGAGAACGGCTTGTCGCGGAACGTCCGGTCATCCGTGCCCGCCGCTTTCGTGTCAGCCGCGCTGCGACCGTTCGGCGAGGTGGCGTAGCAGTCGCCGTAGTTCAGCCAGAGGGTGCCCGTCGGCTTGAGGACGCGGCGAACCTCTTCGAAGACCGCAACCATGACGGTCAGGTGCTCGCCGAGCGTCGGCTCAAGGCCGATCTGCCCGTCAACGCCATAGTCGCGAAGGCCCCAATAGGGCGGCGAGGTCACGACGCAGTCCACCGAGTCCGCTGGCATTTCGCGCAGCCGGTCACGGACGTCACCGATCAGGATCGTCACGCCCATCCTCTAGCCCTCCCTGTTGGAGGAAGAGGCGGGGCCATCGTTCGCGGCCCGGGTCCGAGCGGCCTTCTTCGTCAGCTTGATCTTGCCGTCGAAGCCGCGGGAGACGGAGCCGAAGCCCCTGCCCTGCAGTTTCCGCGCGGGTTCGCCCTGGCACGTCTCGCCGGCCCGGCGCTTGGCCCGGGCGATGAAGGCCATGTCCTTGGCGGTCTTCACCGCGGAGCATGGTTTGCGCCAGATCAACCGGTTGGACAGGTCGTTGGAGCCGCCCAGGGCCAGAGCGACGATATGCTCGTCGATTGTGCCTTCGCGGGCGTGGTCGAGGCGTTCGCCGCAACCGCAGCCACACCGGCCTTTTTGATCCAGGGCGAGCTGGGCGCGCTGCTTCGCCGTCAGCGGGACGCGCTTCTCGGTCGAGCGATCTGGCGCCGGGATCAGAGAGACGTCGGGCCTCATCGTCCCGCCCTCCGATCAAGCTCGCGCTGGGCGTTCCATTTCAGGTCCGCTTCCATGGTCGGCTGGGCCAGCATCCATGACAGGAAGCCAGCATCGACCTCGGGCCACGGCTTGCCCCGGAACTTGCCGATTGGGCACGTCGGCAGAAGGCGCGGCTCTTTCGTCCAAGCGACCAGATCCTGCCCCGTCGCGCCGGCGGCGAAGAGCGCTTTGAGGATGTGGGCGGTGACATAAGCGTCAGGCCCGGCGCGGTGCGGCGGCATGGCCGTGTCGTGGTCCAGGGTCAGCAGGCCACGATCTTCTAGCCAGTAGCGCAGGACACCGTTGGAATGGGCTGGGGCGTCAGGCCAGACCCGATAGGAGCCCTTAAGGGTGCAGATTGCTGGCACGGCGCCGCGAACGTCGATCCATTGACTGTCGAACTCCCAGCAGTGAGCAGCAATGGCATCTGCGCCGGCCAAGACGCGAAGGATGTCCGCTTCACCAAAGGGCGGCAGGCCAGCGACCTCGCTCATTCCGATATGGTGCACCGCCCTTGTCTCAGGCGGGATGGTGTCGGCTCCGCACAACCACGAGACCGGTTGTCCGATGGTCCATTCGCCGGTGTCGTGCCGTGTCAGATCGCAATAAGCGACCTCGACAGGAGTGGCTGGGGGCGCGAAGCCCGTGGTTTCGGTGTCAACGACGCGAATGACATAGGCCATGCTCAGCCCTCCTTCGCGGCGACGATGGCGGCCTCGAGCGCCTTGGCCTTGTTCAGGTCAGTCGCCTTCAGGATGGCGAACTTCGCCAGCTCCTTCCGGTCCTGCTCAAGATGCGCGATCTGCTCCGGCCGCATGAACGGCAGGTCGTCGATCAGCTTGTCAGCCCAGGCGATGACGTCGACAGCCGAGCCCGTTCCTTCAACGGCGTTGGCCTCAGCGGGCCCGGCTGTCTGGCCTTCTCCAGTGATGGGGAGATCACCGGGGAAGGGTTCGCCCGCGTCGGTCTGGTCGGAGGCACCATCGGACGCGGGCGGTTCCGAGGCGTCGGAGGGATCCGTCTCGAAATCGGGAATGTCGTCGTCGCCAAGCGGCGAGCCGTGCAGAGCGTTGAAGCCCTCGGTCGCGGCATCGGTTTTGGGGGCGGTCAGTCGAGCCGCGAGGCCTGGCCCTTCCGACGGGACGCGCCGCGCTGTGATCGGCTGATAGTCCTGCACCTCTTCGGCGACGAGCATGCCGCGCAGGACATCAGATGCACCGTCCCGCGCAGCGAAAGCGCGAGCCCGCATCTGGAGCATCCGGCTTTGATACTGCTGCCACGGCCCCTGCTTGCCCAGCAGGCCCGCCTGCTTTGCCTGAGCGACTGAGAACGATCGCTCGATCTCCTTCCCGCCGGGCCGGGTGATTTTGCAGAAGGCTTTGGTCGGCTGGTCATCGTTGTCGAACCATTCGTCGATCTCGAAACCACGCGACCACAGCAGCGCCGGCAAGGCGTCGCCCCAAATGTTGGGCTTGCCGTTGATGACGGCGAACGACTGCATGGCTTGGAAGGGTGCGAAACCGAGTTCGGCACCGGCCATGATGGCGACGAGCACCTTCTCCGTGGTGTCGACGCCCTTTGGCGCCAGGCCCGAGGCCGCGATGGCGGTGGCGACGCGGAAGGCCTCGTCCAGAGATTGCGGGACCAGGGCGGCGACCTGCCCACCCGCCATCATCGGGGGCTTCGGTAGCGCGGGGCGAGTGGCGACTTGCTGGTTCATGGTCTAGGCGGCCTCGTGCTGAGCGTGGTTGTCGTTGGCAGACCCGATGTGGGACCAGTTCTGGCCCCTCTTGATCTGTTGGATGGTGGAGCGGTTGACGCCGTAGTCACGGGCGATTGCCGCCGGAAACTCGGACTTCAGCCGCTCACGGATCGTCGGAATGTCGGCTTCTGTTAGGATCGCGCGCCCGTTTTTGGAGCCAGGATGCGACACGTGAGAGCCGTGTCGAAGAGCGTCCTGGACGTTCTCGGAGTGCGTGCCCCATCGGAGGTTGGCCGGCACATTGTTCGTGCCGTTGCCGTCGCGATGAAGGCTTTCCATTCCCGCCGGTCGTGGCCCGACGAACGCAGCCAGAACCAGGGCGTGAACGAAGTGGCGCTGTTGCTCGCCCAGCTTAGACAGTTGGACGACCATATGGCCGTCGACGGTCTTGTTGAGCCGCCTGACGCGCCCCGCGACGTGTCGGATGATTACGCCCGTCCGGCGGCGTTCACGGACTTGCCGGTCTAGTCCCCGCACGCGGCCGAGATCGCTGACCTCATAGAGACCTTCGTAGCCAACAACGGCCCTCCAGCTTTCCAGGGTCATGCTGCCGCTCCCCGCCGCTCGTTGTCATTCGCGCTCGCGGCCTGGATTTCGAGTTCCTCGTCGATGCGGCGAGCCGCGTACGCCGGCAGAGACAAATATTCCGCGTCTTGCTGGGCACCGGGGCCGGGCCACTCGCCGCTGTCCAGGCAGCGAGCCATCGTGCGCAGCGCCGACCGGACCTGCATGCGGCCCCGTTCCAGGTCGTCGGGCGTCAGGGTGGTGACGCGGACGCAGAACGGCGCCGTCTTCTCGACCCAGACCAAGGTGAACGACTGCATGGGGATGCCGAGCACGGCCTCGGAAGCCATGCCGACCAGCGCGCCCTGCATGGGGTAGTCGTAGGACGACAGCGACTGCTCCAGAGCCTTGGTGGCGACGCTGACGGTCGTCTTCAGGTCGGCATAGTCGCCAGAACTGTTCGGGATCACGTCGGGGCGGCTCTTGAGCCAGATGCCCGTCTCTTCGTCCTTCCAGATCAGCGACCGCTCAACATGGCCGTCGAGGATGCCCGCCTTCACCACGGGGTGGCGGCCCAGGCTTTCGGCCATGCCGGTGACGGTCACTAGATCATCGGGCGTGATGACGGTGCGGCCCATGCCGATCTGCAGGTCGCGCCAAGCCTTGGCGTCCTTGGTGCGCCAGTCCGTCCATTCGTCGGGCCGGATCGCGAAGTCCTGTTCCAGCCCTTCTCGGCCCTCCAGCAGCAGCTTGTGCGCCAGGCGACCGACGGCGAACGCGGGCCGGTCCTCTTGCGGCAGCCGGTTCGGGTTCAGCGGCGACCGGGCCCAGAAATGCGCCGGGCTTTCGGCCCAGATCGTGCGCAGACCAGACGACGACACCGACGGGCCAACGCAGATGCTGGAGTGATAGGCCTCGATGGGAATGGCGTAGCAGCCGGGTTCGCTGATCTTGCCGTTGGAGGGGAGCGCGAGGGGGTTGTGCAGGGTCAAAAGGGAATCCCATCGAAGTCGGATTGCGCAGGCTCAAGGTCTTGGAGCGCGCCGTTCAGGTCGCGCAGGGCGTCGCGATCAGGGACGTGCGGCCGCTCCCAGCTGTCCTTTGGGGAATGGGCGGCGCGGAAACCGTCGAACCAAAGCAGGCAGTCGGCGACGATCGCTTGGAAACGTCGGTGATCGCGCTGGATCACGCCGAGCTTCTTCATCGACCGTTCCAGAGCGGTGGCCTTTTCATGCCACTGATCGGAGTAGGCTTCGGCCTTCATGATCTCGCGGTGAGCCTGGGCCAGACCTTCGGCCTTACCGTCGCTCCAGGCCTTCGCCGTGCTGGCGTCGGACCCGGCCATGACGGGTGACATGATGATGAAGCGCTCGCCGGGGTTCTCTCGGGTGAGGCGTTCGGCCTCGGACAAGGCGCGCCCGATGGTCTCATGGACCACGGTCGGCATTCCGCGCGCCGGGTTCCAAACCATAAATCCAATGCCATTGGTCATGATCAGAACCGGATGCTGACGGCCGGCACTTCACCGGCTGCGATGGCGAGGACGATGGCGCGGGCGGTTTGTTCGCCGACGCCGTGACCCATGATCGCCTGCTTGGCGGCACCCATGATCTTCGAGCGGTGTTCTTGGTCGGCGGCCCGGCGCGCGGCTTCGGCGGCAACGCGTTCGTCCTCAGCGCGCTTTGCTGCGGCCTCACGCTCAACCCGATCGGCTTCGGCCTTGCGGGCTGCCTCAGCTTCGTCGGCGCGACGCTTCTCGGCGGCGAGGGCTTCGGCATGGGCGCGCTCGGCCGCTAGGCGCTCTTCGTTCGCGCGGGCTTCAGCAGCGGCGCGAGCGGCATCTTCGGCAGCCTTTGCAGCGGCGGCGATCCGTGCATGCTCTTCCTCAGCAGCACGGGCGGCGCGGGCCTCGGCTTCCTGGCGCTGGCGCTCGGCCGCTTCGGCGGCGGCCTTGGCTTCGGCTTCGGCGCGCTCCCTTGCCTCACGCTCGGCAGCCTCGGCACGCAGGCGTTCCAGCTCGGCCCGGTCAGCTTCCTCCTTAACAAGGCGGACGTGGGCGGCGGTCAGGGCTTGGACGGCAGCCTCTTGTTGAGCCGTCGCCAGCGGCAGCGAGCTTTGGAACTGGCCCTCGTCCAACGCGAACGCCTTCACCTTGGCCAGACGCTGGGCCACGCTCTGGGCGGTGTCCTCCAACGACACGACGGCAGCCGCCTTCATGCGCTCGATCAAAGCGTCACACGCAGCGACCCGCTCTTCTTCGCGGGCCTCCCATTCGGTCAGCGGGCGCCGTACTTCATCCTTCAGCGCATCCAGCTTGTCGCGGATGTCGCGGCGTGCGGCGTCCACGATGTTGATCTTTGATCGCGCCTCTTCGTTCAGCAGCTTGCCGGCGGCGTCGATGGCGGTCTTCGTCTTCGCGACCTTGTGGGCCATGGACGCGATTTCCTTGCGCCCCTTCTCGGTCGTCAGGTCAGGGACCAGCTTGTCGGTCTCGGCCTTGATGGCCTCGTAGAACTGGTCGAACCGCTCGCGATCCAGCAGGACCAAGCCGGGGTTAGCGCTGACCTGGGCAACCAGAGCGGTTTGCGGGGTTTCGTCTTCAACGGCACGCAGAGCTTGAGCCACGTAGGCCTCCTATGGTTTCCGGCGAACCGGGATTGAGAAGATCGCCAGCAGCCCCACGGCCGCGACGAGGATTTGGAAGGCCAGACCGGAAGTCACGGCACGTGGGTCCACTTCTCGCGGCGGACGATGCTGGACACACTGGTCTGGGAGATGCCGAACGTCTTTGCGATCTGACGCTGGGACAGGCCGCCACCGGCTTGGCGCCGGATCTCGATGACATCAGAAGCCGTGACCTTGGCGACGGGGCTGTTAGCGCCTCGCTTGCTCTCAGACAGTCTTGCGCGGGTCTCGGCGCTTACGAAGCGGCCGCGTTTCCGTTCAGCCATCACGGCCCGCGTCTCGGGCGTGTGGATCAGGCCGGCATTCGACCCGGCGCGCTTTGCGATGTTGAATAGCGCGCCTTGCGGCTCCATCTGATCCAGCCAGACTTGCTCTCGCTGGATCAGATCGCCTTCGGGAACCAGCTCAAGGATCACAAAGCTGAACGCCGCCTCGCCTAGTTGCGTCCACGCGGTCTGGAGCGGCGTGTTGGAGTGTCGCCCGAGGCGCAGAAGGCTGCGGTGCTTAGACCAGCGCACTTTGGTCCGCGTGGTGCTTCCGACGTAGTGACGCCCGTCGACGCACTTGATGGCGTAGATCGCTCTCATGATCAGATCATCCAAAGGGCGGTGAGCGCGGCACAGCCTAGACCGAGGACCAGGACGGCCTTGATGAGGTTGACGGGGTAACGGCGAGGCTTTGGCTCAGCCCGGCTGGCGGCGAGGACGGCGTTGCAATGCCGCTCGTTCCAGCGGTCCCTGACGACATCCCATTCGGGGTTGGACAGGGCGCCGGTGATCGGGTGGCGGGTCATTCCGGCCTCCGCGCTTCGTCAGCCTCGGCGGCCTCGATCATCATCGCTTCCAGATGCCGGTCGCTGTTTTCCAGCATGCCGACGACGGTCGCCTCGAACTCGTCGTCTTCATCGGCGATATATCCGTCGTACATGCCCCAAGGACGGCGCTTGCCATCGACCGTGTCGAGCGCGATGTCCTCGATCAGGGGGTTGCTGGCAGGGGTCCCGCCGCAGTCGTAGGTCGGGCCGCGCTCGGGCTCGCCGGGAATCACCGAAAACGACACGACGACGTCGAAGTCAGGTCCGCAGTCATCGCCAGACGAGACCTCGACGTTGGTACTGTAGGTGTACCGCTGGGCCATCACGCAGCCCTCGCCATTGCGGCCGGCGGCAACGGATCGTTCTCGGCCTCCCGCGCGTCGCGGATGGCCCAAGCCAAGGCGTTGCTGACGGGGATCAACAGGCCAGGGTCTTCGGCGACGGCCATTTCGGAGGCCAGGCGCATCAGCTCTTGCGTGGCCTGATCGACGGTCATCCACCGACGGGTGCGACGGTCCAGAACCTTCGGCCCCTCAACGATAAAAATCGGGCGCTGGGTAAACGGGACCATGCTCGGGTCCAGATCAGCGGCGGCAGCGATGTTCGCCAGCACGCCGGGAAGGATTGCGGAGATCGGGCGCATCAGGCTGCGGCCTCGATCAAGGCGTTGTCGTTTTCGGCAGGGATCGCATAGGTGAAGACGCCAACCAGACGATCGGTCCAGGACCGGCCCAACCAGCACTGCGACGCCGCCTTGCCGAACTGACAGGAGATCATCTTGGGTTCGGCACCGCCCGTCTCGGACACGACGCCAGCATGGAAGCCGTCGCGGCCCATGTCGAAGACCAGCACGTCGCCGGGCTGAGCCGCAGCGAGGGTCGTCAGCTTCATGCCGCGATTGAAGAACTGGCCCATGGCCATCCAGCGATCGCGCGGACCCCAGCCCGGCACGAACGACGGAGCCCGGCCGCCGAAGCATTGGGCGATGAAGGTCCAGCCGTTGAAGCAGTCAGCCTGGACCGGCGACGAGACGTAGGCGTGACCGATCAGCGAGCGCGCGGTTTCAAGCGCGGCGGATCGGTCGAGGTTGGCGGGATGGATAGACATGGGTCACGCTGCCTTGTTCAGAAGGTTGCGATGGTGCTGGCGATGATGTTCGGGGCAGAGCCACCGGACTTCGAGCGGCTTCTCGTAGTCGTCGTGGTGGCCCTCGACAGGCCATCCGCCACACACCTCGCAGGGCTGTTTAGTGAGCTTTCCGACCGAGGCTGCGTATCGGGCGGCAGACCGGATGAGGGTGCGGCGGCGCCGTTCTGGGTCGGCTCGATAGGCGGCTGCATCGCGCAGGTAGGCCTTCTTCTTCGCCTCTGCGGTTTTTGGCTTTTTGATCTCGCGCTTTCCCTCGGCGCGCTGCTTGAGCCGCCACACCTGGTTCGCAGCTGCGCGGCAGGCGTTGCACTGATGCACTCCCCGCGCAGCCGCCGCCGGCGTCTGGTCAAAGGCAGCTCCACATTTTCGGCACGTCGCGCTCTGCATCGCGCTCTCCTGTCTTCGTTGGAGAGACTGTGCATTCCTGCACGTTCGGTGTCAATGCACAAATGCACAGTTTTTCCGAACCGACGTTCCGCTAGGGTGACTGCGGGCACGGGAGGGTTGCGATGAAACGGCTAGGATTCGCGGTGACGGCGGCGTTGATGATTGCCGGATGCGCCAGTACCGGGCGAATGCTTTCCTACGGGACAGATCTGTCGGACGCAGTTGTTCGGATGGGGCCGGCCGCCTTCTCGATCTACATCCACCCCAAGGACGACACGTTGCTGATCCAGCGCCGAATGATGCAGACATCAGCGCATGACGGGCCGGAACTGATCACCATCGCCGCCCAGACCTTCCTTGACCCTATAGGCTGCACAGCCGGGCCGTCGGCATCTCTCGGCCCCGGGTCGTGGGAGACGACGTTCTCCTGCCCCTCGTCTGTCGACATCAGAACCTTGGCCCGCCAACAGCGCGCCGCGCTCCAATCCGGCACGCCGATCCACCCGTGAGAGATCCGATGAAGAAGTTCGCAGCATCCCTTGGCTTGGCCGCCCTTCTGTCAGGCTGCGCGACCGCGCCGGCCATCATCCCCATCGAGAACAGCAGAGCCATTCCGCTGTCCAAGGACGCGGTGTGGAGCAACCTTGTCGAGTATTTCGCGGGCGGGAACATCGCCATCAAGACCATCGAGAAGGACAGCGGCATCATCTATGCGGAGCGGATGTTCGCTCGCGGCAATGAGTTGTCAGCGTATGCCGACTGCGGAACCGACGCGATGTCCGCGCCGGTCGGCGGCGCCGCTGACCTGAACGTCTTCGTCCGCGAAACTGGAACAGGCGTGACCGCCACGGTCAATGCCCGGTTCCGGCAGACACGCGCAAGCGGCTGGACCGGCACGGTTTCATCGACCGATTGCGCCAGCTTGGGCAGCCTAGAGCGCGTGATCCTGGACGCCGCTGCCGGTCGGTAGGCCCGCCGCTAGATAAAGCGCTGAAAGGCTTGAAGCAGAAGGCCGGTGATCTGGACTTCGATGTCTCCGTTGTGACCGCCATCGAGGACAACAGGATCCGACCAACGCGGATTGGTTGAGCGCGGCCACAGGCGCATTCCGTCAGGGCCGATCTCAACCTCCTTCAGGGTGATCTCGCGAAGGGCACCGCCGTCCCGACTGCGCGTCACCTCAACGATCATGCCTGAGTTCAGGTTCACCCCCGCATCGGTGATGTCCACGATATGCGCGTAGTGGCCAGGCATGACGCCTCGCGCGTTCATGCTGTCCCCGCGCACCTGACGGATCCATTGGCGGGCATGTGGGTAGCGCCGGTCAGCGATGACCGACAGCAACAAAGGCTCGTCTTGGTTCGTCTCGTCGATCTCGGCCCATTTGCCCGCCTGGATCGGCCCGATCAGCGGCAGCTCGTCCGTTGACGGCGCCGCCATCGGCGCGACAGCCAGACCTTGAGGAAGGTCTAGCCCGGCGGCCTCGGCGATTTTCCGCAAGGTGGCCGGCTTCGGCGTGAACTTAAACTCTGGATCGTTCAGAGGGCGAGTAATCGTTGTAGGCGCGCCGCCCGGTCTCTGGGCGAGCGCGAAGGGCTTCAGCCCCGGCGCCTCTAGGGCGCGGGCCAGGAATGCGCGGGCATCTTCGGTTGCATCAGCCATTGTGTGATTGTGCACATGCTCGCACTCAACGGACCGTGCATTTACGCATTGACTTACTGTGCATTCCTGCACATTCTGCCCGTCATGCAGAACGTCGCCCCCGAAGTGATCGAAGTCGAGCAGCGCGCCAAGGATGCGGGCCTCACCATGGCGTCCATCCTGTCGGAGGTAGGCGTCGCTCAGTCCACGTGGTGGCGCTGGCGGAAGGGCGGGGTCGAGCCTCGCCTCGGAACTCTGCGGGACGTGGCTCATGCCCTTGACCGCCGGATCGCGCTGACCGCCGCCAACGACGACACCGCCACCGAGAAGGCGGCCTGACGTGTCCCCCTCACCGGCCCGCCTCCCTCTGGTCGTCGAAACCCTGGTCGTTGCTGACGCCGCCTATGGGACGGTGATCGAGATCCAGAAGCTGGCCACCGAGGGTCGCCAGTCTGACGCGCTGGCCCTGCTGGCGCTGCTTGCTGAGGGAATGGCGGCGCACCGCCCCATCATCCGGGGCGTCTTGGCCGCCGAGCGTCAGGCCGCACAGGCTTATGATCTCACGCAGAGGCCAACAGTCCGCGTCCTCGCGAGCATCGGTGTCGCCCAGCCACATCCTCACGCCGCGAACTCTGAAACCCAATCGCCTTCTCCCGAACAGCCAAGTCCTTCCGTCGCCTGACCGGCCCCTTCGGTCATCTGGAAACCCGCCCGGAACATCCGCAGCACATGAACAAGCTCAGCCATCGTGAACACGCCCGGCTCGCCCGCGAGCTGATCGACCATTGCGGCGGCCTGGAAGAGGCGGCCGGGGCCTGCCGGGTCCGCAAGTCGGCCCTGTCCGGCTACCAGAACCCCGAAGACCCCTCGACCATGCCGGCCGACGTCATGGACGCGCTGGAGGAATACGCGGGTCAGGGCCCGGTCTATTCCGGCGCCATTGCTGAGCGCCGGATGTTCCCGACGAAGGTCACGGGCTGCCTCAAGGAACTGGCCTTCGACCTGGCTCAGGAGAGCATGGACGTGGTCACCGCCGTTCGTGAGGCCCTGGCTGACGACCGGCTGTCTCCCAACGATCTGGACGCCATCGCCCGCGCCGAGCGTGACGCCGAAGAAGCGCTGGAGCGGGTCCGCGCCGTGCGCCGGGCCGCCGAGAACGCCACCGATGATCGGAGGGCTGCCTGATGTTCGGCGACGCCCTGTATCTCGCCCACGTCGCCTTCCAGGCTGTGACGCGCCCATTCCGCGAGCGCCGCGCTATCGCCGCCTTGAAAGCCCTCTCCGACGCCAAAGACGCATATCGCGCCGCCAAGGTCCGTGGCGACACTCGCGCCCAGGCGGCGGCCGAGGTCGCTGTCTTCCGCGCCCGCACCGCGCAACTTCGGGCCGAGCTCGCCCTCAACTCCTTCGCCTCGCACCCGCGAGAGCGCTGACCAACGGGACAGACCGCCCCGTTGAGCGGTCATGATGGAGGGCCAGATGGCCAACGACAACGACGCGTACGAGCCCATCCAGGGCACGGTCGGGAGCATCCCGAACGAACCGCAGGACACGAACGGCCTGCCGAGCCATGACGAGATCCGCATGGCTGCGCACGACCAAGTCCAGTGGAACCTCAAGCGCAAGGCCCTGAACGACCAGATCAGCGCCTTCCGCAAAGGCCTGAAGGCCAAGGGCCACATTCTCGGCAAGCTCGACGACGAGGTCCGCAAGCTTGAATGGACCCCCGAGGAGTACAAGGCCGACCGCGAGGCCTCCGACCACTACGCCCAGGCCATGGCCCAGCCGGTCGGCACGCAGTTGGAACTGTATGGCACCGACGCGACACCTGATCCGGTTCGCATCCAGCTCAAGTGGCGCCAGCTGGGTGTCAAGCACGGCATCGCCGGCATCGGTTGGGCGAACCAGCCGCCCGAAGACTGCCCGTTCGATTGCGCTCAGTCCTACGGCGAAGGCCACGAGGAAGGCCAAGGCACCGTCCGCCGCGCCTTCCAGACCCGTCTGGAACAGGCCAAGGCGGCCGCCGACGCCGCGCGAGAGGGTTCTGAAGACGATGACGACCAGATCGACATCGAAGACGCCGTAAACGCCGCCAGCGCCGCCAATGATGATGGCGACGACAGCGACCATTCGCGGGAAGCTGCCTGATGTCGGGGCTGGCCTTCACCATTCCGGGCGACCCTCGCGGTAAGGGCCGGCCCCGCGCCACCACCATCGGTGGACACGCCCGCATGTTCACCGACAGCAAGACCGCCAGCTACGAGAACCTCGTGAAGCTGGCGGCTTCGCAAGCCTTGGGCTCGCGCCAGCCCTTCGACGAGCCGCTGGCAATGATCGTCACGGTTCGAATGACGCCAGCGGCCTCCGACAGCGGCAAGAAGCGCGCCGCTAAGCTCGCAGGCTCCATCCTGCCGACGAAGCTTCCTGACCTCGACAACGTCGTGAAGGCCGTCCTCGACGGCTGCAACAAGGTCGCCTTTCGCGATGACGCCCTGGTCGTCCGCCTCGTCGCCGAGAAGGCCTACGCCGAGACACCGGGCGTCGACGTCATGATCAATCCCGTCCAACTCCGAGCCGCAGCATGAACATCTTCGCCAAAGTCAGCCGCGCCGAGTTTACCCGCCTGTGGGAAGCGGGCCTGAGCGGAACCCAGATCGGCAACCGCCTCGGCATTTCCGAGACCAGCGTCCGCAGCATTCGCAAGAGCTTCGGCCTGGAAAGCCGGCGTCATGGCAATGCGCTGCACACGCCCGAGATTGTCGAGCACGTCAAACGCATGTGGCTGGAAGGCAAGTCCGCCAGCAACATCGCCCGTCTGATGGGTCCGACCTGGACCCGCAACATGGTCATCGGCATGGTTCATCGGCACGGGTTGAGCGAGGGTCGGAAGACAAACGGAAAGCCTAGCGCTGCTGCCAAGACCGCGAAGGTGAAGCCCCTTCGCGAGCCTCGCCCGCCGAAGCCTCCCAAGCCGCCGAAGGCCGTCTCTCCCCAGCCCTTCGACCTATCCAAGTCCAAGTCCGACAGCACCGCCGAGCAGCGCGCCGAGAAGGCAGCCGCCGGCCGCCTGATCATCAAGCGGACGATCGACGCGGCGAACGACAACTCGGTCCCCATGGTCGGTCGCAGCTTCAGTCAATGCGCCTGGCCCGTAGGGAAACCGGCCCGCGCCGCCGACCAGCTGGCCTGTGGCGCTCCGATCTATCAGGGCATCGAGAAGTGCTCCTACTGCCTCGACCACGCCCAGCGCGCTTTCGCCCGCGACATCACCCAGCCGAAGCCCAAGGAGAACCTTGAGCGTGCAAACCGTCGGTGGGCCGCCTGATGTCCCGTCCCCAACGCCGCGACTTCTCCGACCGCGTCCTGACCCAGATCGACAAGGACCGCCGCACCGCCGCTCAGAAGGCGCGTGACGCCAAGGTCAGGACTGATGCGCGCATGGCCACCGCCGTCACCATTGCGGGCATCAGCGACGCTGACCTAGTGCTGCATTGCGATGGCGTGCTCTCGGCCGTGAAGGACGCCCTTTGCGCCCGTCTGGATGCCGAGGGCGCTGCGTCCACCTTCGGCCGCTTCGCCCACGTCTCGATCTACACCGGGCCGATCCGGCGCGACGCCGCTGAGCAGGCCTTTGCCAACCTGACCAAGGCCGCCAACGATGGGGGCCGCGATGAATAGGCGCGACATCGTCGATCTTGAACTGCACTACGCCCGCATGGTCCGGCGCGAGGCCAAGGCCCGTGCCAAACAGAACCCGGCCGCCGCCGAGCAGCTGAACCGCTTCGCCGATGCCGCCATCCAGCGCGTCGAGGCGATCAAGTGCGGCCCCCTCTTCGACACGGAGAAGGCGGCATGAGCAGGCTGGAGTGGCATCCCCGCTATCATCGTGATGCCCTGGACGGCATGGAGCGCATGCCTCTGGAAGAGCGCGGCGCTTACACGACTCTCTTGGACATGATGTACGACCGCGCCGGCCCTGTGCCGGATGAGGATCGCATGCTGGCGGGCCAAATGCTGGTGTCCGTCAGGGGGTGGAAAATCATCCGTGAGCGCCTGATCACAGCGGGCAAGATCGAGGTCATCGACACCCAACACGGCCCCGCCCTGATCAACGGCCGCGTACGTGAAGAGCTCGAAAAACAGACGAAACGTTCGCGAAAAAACGCCGAGAGTGGCGCGAAAGGCGGGCGAAACAAGCCGATGATGCCGCCAAAAGTCATTGGAAACAATGACAACGATGAAGCGAACGCTTTAGCGAAATCCAAGCTAGAGACAGAGACAGATACAAAGGGTTCCGAAGATAAATCTTCGGACGCTCGACGCGTCGTGTCGATCGATCACGATGCCGAGGCGTGGAGACAGGCGGTCACCCTCCTAACCAGCCAGGGCGGTATGACCCAGGCCAAAGCGCGACCGTTCTTCGGTAGGCTGATCTCGCTCCACAAGCTCGAACCCCGCGACCTCCTGCCCTCTCTCGCCAAGGCGACCGTGAGCGGCACCCAGGATCCGCAGAGCTACCTCAGCAGGGCTGCCGAAGCCGTTGCTCGCCGGAGGAACGAGGACGCGAAGCCCAAACGGGTCGGGTGGGTGTGATGGCGCACAAGACCGACAAGGCCCGAGCGGCGGGCATCAACCCCGGAAACGGCGCGGATTACCGGACGACCTGTCCCAAGTGCTCAGCCAACCGGAAAAAGAAGAAAGACCCGTGCCTCCACGTCACCGTCCAGTCGGACGTCATCCTCGTGAAATGCTGGCACTGCCCCTACGAAGAAGGATTTTTCGATGACCGTGATGGACATCCTCGACGCTCGTGGTCTGGACGTGGAACTGGCGTCGCGCCTCGGCCTGAACGGCGCGCCAGGTGGTGGTGAAGTCCTGCAGATCGACTTCCGGCGCGGCGATGATGTCGTCCGGCGAAAGTTCAAGCGCATGGGCGAGGTGCCTGAGGGCGCGCCCCGCTACTGGCAGGAGCCGAAAGGCGGCGCCAAGATCGCTTGGAACGAGGATGCGCTGAAGGATCAAAGCCTGTCTGGCCCTCTGGTGATCACCGAGGGCGAGATCGACGCCGCCACGGCGATCCAGTGCGGCTTCCTGCGCACCATCAGCGTGCCTGACGGTGCCCCGCCACCAGGCGAGCGGTCGGCGGAGGACCTAGAGGCCAGCGCCAAATACGACTGGTTGCGTGAGCTCAAGCCCTTTCTGTCACGCGAGGCTGTGCCCGAGGTGATCCTCGCGACCGACGGCGATGAGAACGGGGCGGCACTGCTGCAAGACCTGTCGATCCAGCTGGGCCGGTTTCGCTGTAAGTTCGTGACTTATCCTAAGGCGCGCGACCCAGAGGCACGCGGCCGGCCACGTCTGAAAGACCTGAACGAGGTCCTTCAGGATTATGGGCAGAAGGGCGTTATCGAGACCCTTAACCGCGCGCAATGGATCAAGGTTGAGGGCGTCCACCGAATGAGCGAGCTGCCGCCGCTCCCGAAACAGGTGATCTATGAACCGCGCCCCAGCCGGTTCGCCAACTTCCGCCACAACTTCAAGGTCCGGCTGGGCGACTTTTCAGTCATCACCGGCACGCCAGGCTTCGGCAAGACCAGCTTCGCCAACGACGTGATGTGCGGGATCGCCCAGGACAATGACCTGACGATTGCATGGGCGTCATTCGAGCAGGAGCCTCAGCGCGACCACAAGCGGAACCTTCGTTCTTGGTTTATCGGCTTTCCCGACCATCGCGCGAAGCCCGAGCAGGTCGATGCAGCCGATCGCTGGATCGACGAGCGTCACGTCTTCATCGTCCCAAGCGAGGACGAGGATGCTGATCTCGAATGGCTCCTGGACAAGATGGAGGCCTCGGTCGTTCGCTACGGCGCCAGCATCATCATGATCGACCCATGGAACGAGCTGGAGCACAGCCGAAAGCACGGGGAGACAGAGACAGAATACACCGGTCGGGCGATCCGAGCGCTGAAGCGGTTCGCCAAGGCTTTTCGGGTCCACATCTGCGTTATCGCCCACCCCACAAAGTCGGTGAAGGACAGCGACGGCAAGTACAAGATGCCGACCCTCTACGACATCGCGGGCTCGGCGAACTGGTACAACAAATGCGACTTGGGTGTGATCGTTCATCGTGAGACGGAGGAGACCACGCTGATAAAGGTTCAGAAGAGCCGATATCACGAAACCATTGGAAAGCCTGGTGAAGTGCTGATGTCGTTCTCAACCGACGCGAGGCAGTTCATCGAGACGGAGAAAGTCGCATGACTATCGCCAACGACGGCACATACCGCGTTCTCGCTGATGGGCTGATCAGCCAAGCCGAACAACTGCCCCGAAAACACCCCGCCGTTCAGTGTCTGCGAGACGCCGCCGCGTCGCTGTTGGATGCCGACATGCACCTCTCAGCGGCCAATGATGCCGGCCCGGACCGAAAAGGCGCAGCCGCATGAGCAAGCAATCGAAACAGCGGGCCCGCCTCCGCAAGGGCCGCTACGCCAAGCCGTCCCCGCCCCGGATGATCGGGGCCAACGACAACCACCCGGCAGCGGTGAACGACAACGCGGCGCCGGTGACGATTCGGGGCGTTCGGCTGACGCAGGGCCAGGCCTATCGCTTCGCCAAGGCCCAGGACGATCTGGCAAGCGAGAGCCTGGAGACGCGCCGCGCCGGTCACCGTGCTCTGGAACTTCTGGATGCCGAGCTGGGCGCCAAGGTGCTGGCGGACAATGTCGGTGACGCCTTGGAAGAGCGGCGGGGCCTCGAAGCCCTGCGCGGCATCGTCATCGACAAGTCGAATGTCGAGGGCGCCGTCGGTGCGCCGCGTATCGCCCGCGATGGTCTGGAAACCTTGCTGACCGCCAACTCCATCAGCCGGACCCAGCACGCCGCCGGCCTGCTCTACCGCGCCGACTATGAGCGGATCGATCCTGAGAAGATGCTGACCCCGCCCCAGTTGGACCCGGAGAAGCTAAATGTCGTCCGCGGCGGCGACGGCTGGGACCACAAGCGCCGGGAGATCGAGGAACGGGTCTTCGGCATCCACCTCATGATCTGCGGCGTCGATGCGCCGACGGAGACGGAGCGTCGGGCCCTGCCCCGGCTGCCGCCAAATCACCCGGCCATGCGGGCGATCCATGCCCTGGTCGAGATCGCGGGAAAGGGGGCAAACCTCGGCGACATGACCAGCAGCGGATCGGTGAAGGCGCGCATCCGCGAGGACTTGATTTTCGCGCTGGACGCGTGCGCAATCAGCTACGGCTTGGAGTGATCACTGAAATGTTCGCAGCAGCGATTTTTGCGTCAGCGCTTGCTCTCCCGTCAGGGCAAACCGAAACGCTAACTCGAGAAGGAAGGGCCATCAGTCATGCAGCCCGAAATCTTTGTCGAATGGATACCCAGGATGCAGCGAAGCGGTCGGCGATAAACGACCTGAAGATCAGCCCGGCCGAACTCTGTCGCTGCAACATTGAGGAAACGGTCTTTTCTTTGGAAGGAACCACGCCCGGAGCTACATTCGCGTCCTACATCGAGCGAACATCGCAAGCGGCTGACGGCGCATTTGTATCAGACGACGAGCGTAGGTCGCTGAATGCGTTCTTCGAGGCTTATCAGCGGGCCAACGAAAACTGTGTATCGCGAATGGTGCCCCCATCGTCTTGACACCGGAAGTTTAATCGCGGACACACGCCAAGAGCGCAAGACGCGCCCGATCAGCCCCGACCCGCAACGGACGGGGCTTTTTCGTGGGCGAAAGCAATGCGAGACCGTTGATCGGGCCCGGGCTTCATCGGCCTAAAATGATATGGGACGCATCGCTAATGCGATCCGAGTGGTCGAACAGCCGATAGTGCGCGTGACGTAGGCGCTCGATGACTAACGGAGCAAATCGGACCGCGTCGCGAACGTCATCCTTGGGAACGGACCAAGTCGTAGGTTTTGGATGGTCAACCAGCTGTCTGTAGGTGTCGAGCTCCTCAGCTAGCGCAGACTCCTCTGCGGACAGAGTGATAGGCCCACCATATTCAAGGCGTCCTGCCGCCTGGATCGCAGCGACTGCCTCAGCGAACGAAAGGGTCCGCTCCGCGGGATAGGTGAGCTCCGGCCGCGCATCCCGCTCGCGCAAGTACTCAATATGCTTGCCAGCTAACTTTTCTGGATACGCTCCCACACCAGCGGATCCGACCAGAGCGCCGATCATAGCTGCCAAGCTCGAAAGGTGAGCGCATCTCACCGCGTCGAGCAGTCGGTTCGGGTCAACGTGCGCGGCAATGATATGTTCGGCGCATCGCTCCAACTGCTGGACGCAGGTCGTTTCGATGTCGATGCGAAGATAAGCCGTCATGGAAGAGTCGCTGTTTTGCCAGTCCTAGAAAATGCACGTCATGAGCGGTTCGCCCAAGCTTTAGCGAAAGGCGAAACAGCGACCGCTGCCTATGAGCAGGCCGGATATGAGCCGAACGACGGCAACGCCACCCGCCTGAAAGGAAATGACAGGATCGAGGCCCGTGTCGCCGAAATCCTTGAGCGCGCTGCCATGCGTGCCGAAATCACGGTCGCTGGCATCTCCGAACGACTGCTCATGATCGCCGACAAGGGCGAGAAGCTGTCCGAGGCATCCGGTCTGTCTGTCGCCCGCGCCTCGCTCATGGATGTCGCCAAGCTGAATGGTCTCGTCGTCGATAAGCGCGAGATGTTCGGCAAGGGCGGCGGCCCCATCGAATACACCAACATGACGGAGGCTGAGATTGACGCTCGCCTCGCCGCTCTCGCCGGAGGCTCTGAGCCGGCTCCCCCTTCCTCAGAAGATTGAAGCCCTCGCCCTTTTGGAGCGCCGGGCCGAACTGGTCAGGCAACGGGAAGCAGAAGAAGGCCGAGAAGCCGAGCGCCGCCGCCTTGAGCGCGACTTCTTCGCCATCCGTGAGCGCTGCGAGAGCCTAGCCGGGTTCGTCCGCGAGGCCTGGCGCGTGCTGGAGCCGAACACGCCGCTGGTCTGGAACTGGCACCTCGACGCGCTCTGCCTCCACCTCGAAGCCGTGACCGACGGCCGGATCAACCGTCTGGCGGTCAACATCCCGCCCGGCTCGTCCAAGTCGATGATCGTCTCGGTGCTGTGGCCCGCCTGGGAATGGGGGCCGCGGGGCCTGCGCTCGATGCGCTACCTCACCACGTCCTTCGCCGAAGACAGCGTGAAGCGGGACACCCGCAAGCACCGGGATCTGACGCTGTCGGACTGGTATCGATCGCTGTGGCCCGAAGTCGTTCTTGTCCGCACCGGCGAGATGAGCTTCGCCAACCAGGACACCGGCACCCGCGAGGGCACCGCCTTCGGATCGCTGACCTCGAAGCGCGGCAACCGCCTCATCATTGATGACCCGCACTCGACCAAGACCGCCGAGAGCGACACCGAGCGGGCCAGCACCGTCCGTCAGTTCCGCGAAGGCTCGCTCAACCGCCTGAACGACCAGGAACGCGACGCCATCGTCGTGGTGATGCAGCGTCTGCACGAACAGGACGTCACCGGCGCCCTGATGAAGCTGGGCCTCGGCTTCGTTCTGCTGATGCTGCCGATGGAGTTCGAACCGCAGCGCCGGTGCTCCACGTCGATCGGCTGGACCGACCCTCGCACCGAAGAAGGCGAGCTGCTCGACCCCGTCCGCTTCCCCCGCAAGGTGGTGGACGACCTGAAAAAGGGCCTGGGTTCCTATGCCTACGCCGGACAGTATCAGCAGCGGCCGGCCCCTCGTGATGGCGGACTGTTTAAGCGGTCCTGGCTTCCCGTCGTCGACGCCCTGCCCAATGACATCGTGTCATGGTGCCGGGCCTGGGACATTGGGGCGACCAAGGGAGGGGGCGACCCGACAGCCGGGGTGAAGGTCGGCAGGGGGCGGGATGGTATCTTCTATGTCGTCGACGTCGCCCACGGTCAGGAAGGCCCGGCCGAAGTCGAGCGGATGATACTGGCCACCGCTACCTTGGACGGGACAGGCGTCACCCTTCGGCTTCCACAAGACCCCGGTGCCGCCGGTAAGGCCTATGCCCAGACGCTGATCAAGCTGCTCGCCGGCTATCCAGTGAAAGCCGTCGCCCCGACCGGTGACAAGACCACTCGCGCCACCCCTGCGGCGGCACAGGCCGAAGCCGGCAACGTCCGCCTTCTTCGCGGCTCTTGGAATGACCGCTTCATCGACGAGCTGTGCACCTTCCCTGCCGGCGCGCACGACGATCAGGTCGACGCCTTCGCGGACGCGATCAACGAGCTCGCTCTCGGCGCCATTGGCCTCGACATCGACGCCCTGCTCTGAGGACTAATCCATGGGTGAAGTCGTGATGATCGGCGACGGGCTCGCCAATGCGCTGTCGGGCCTCAACACCGAGCGGGACAAGGCGGCGCACAGCTACTACGCCGAGCCCACCATTGACGCGCTGGAGCTGGTCAACGCCTATCGCGGGTCTTGGATGGCGAAGAAGATCGTGGACATCCCCGCGATGGACAGCTGCCGCAACTGGCGCGGCTGGCAGGCGGATCAAGCCGACATCGCACTCATCGAGGCCGAGGAGAAGCGCCTCAACGTGCGCGGCAAGGTGTTGGAGGCCCGCAAGAAGGCCCGGCTGTTCGGTGGCGCCGCCGTCTATGCCGACTTCGGGGATGACGCGTCTCGGCCGCTGGATCTGGACCGGGTCCAAAAAGGCGGCATCCGCTTCCTGACCGTGTTCACGCCTCGGCAGCTTGTTCCCGGAGAGATCGACACCGATCCCATGTCCGAGTTCTTCGGGATGCCGAAGGAGTTCACCATCGCCGGCGGCGCCACAGGCCAAGCACGTATCCACCCTTCCCGCCTGACCGTCTTCGTCGGCAACGACCTGCCCGACCACGACATCACCGCCTCAGCGTTCGGCTGGGGCGACAGCGTTCTGGTCTCCGTCATGCAGGCGGTGAAGCAGGCCGAGAGCGCATCCGCGAACATCAACAGCCTGATCTACGAGGCCAACGTCGATGTCGTGTCGATCGAGGGCCTGAGCGAAATCCTCAAGCTGCCGGGCGGCGAGGACAAGGTGCGCGGCCTCCTGCAGATGAACCTGGACGCCAAGTCCAACCTCCGCGCCCTCGTCCTCGACGCCAAGAACACCTATCAGCGCAAGGCCGTCAGCTTCGGCTCCCTGCCCGATCTGATGGACCGCTTCGACCAGCACGCAGCCGGCGCCGCAGATATCCCGATGACCCGCTTCATGGGGATGTCGCCCGGTGGCTTGAACAGCGCCGGAGAGAGCGATCTCCGAAACTACTACGACCGCGTCTCTTCAGGTCAGACCCTGGAGATGGGCCCGGCCATGATGCGGCTGGACGAGGCCCTGATCCGCTCCGCGACCGGCGCCCGTGATCCGGCCATTCACTACGAGTGGAACCCGCTGTGGCAGCTGAGCGAAAAGGACAAGGCCGACATCTTCAAGACGAAGGCGGACGCCGCGCGAACTCTCGCCGGGACAGGCGGGACGTCGGAGCCGATCATCCCGCTTGAGGCCCTGTCCGACGCTCTGGTCAACGAGTTCGTCGAAGACGGCGCGCTGGCTGGGCTAGAAGGCGCCATTGAGGACTATGGAAAGCTCAGCGAGCAGGAAGAGGACGACGAGGGCGAGGTGGCAGCTCTCGGGGCCCCTGTCGCCTAGCATCAGCCCAACGCGAGCGTCACCGGGGCCTAGCCCTGCTGAGTTAACACAAGCAGCTTCCAGCGAATGGCCCCCTGAGATGTGGAATGCTGGCGATGGTTCTGGGTCGGGAGCTGCACGTTCTTGTTCGAGGCGATTTCGTCGCCACAACCTTGGCAGCGATAGATGCCGGCGTAGTCCGGCGTTTCGCCAGGCTTCCAGATCTTTTCCCAAGCCGCGTGGGGGTTCGCCTTCACCACAAGGTTCTCGTCTCGATAAAGCGCCATTGTTTCTCTTCTCGGTAGTGGTGCCGGCATCCAGACACAACTCCCGATAAGAGTCGAGGCGCATCATGATCCTGTTCGACGCCGTCCCCCTCGGCGAGCCTCGGCTCACGCGGGATGGATACCTCGTGGCCGATGCCAAGATCGCCCGTACCGGCATCCAGCTGTACGCGGGCAAAGAGGTCGACCCCGAGAACAAGAATGGCTGGCGCGACAAGGCGCAGGTCCGCGTCTACCGGCCCGAGAGCGAGGTCTTCGCCGCCGACGCCATGTCGAGCTTCGCTCACCGGCCGGTCACCAATGACCACCCAGCAGAGGCCGTCTCAGCCGCCAACTGGAAGTCGCACAGCGTCGGGATGACCGGCAACGAGATCGCCCGCGACGGCGCCTTTATCCGCGTCCCCATGGTCGTCATGGACCAAGCCGCCATCCAAGACTGGAAGGACGGCAAGCGCGAGCTGTCCTGCGGCTACGAAAGCCAGATCGTCTTCGACGCCGGCACCACGCCCGAGGGCGAGGCCTACGACGCCATCCAGACCAACATCCGAGGCAACCACCTGGCCATCGTGGGCCGGGGTCGAGCCGGATCAGCATGCCGCATCGGGGACCAGGGCGCCTCCGAGACCGGTCAATCCAAAGCGCCCGTCCACCAAGGAGATCGTCTGATGACGCTCAAGACCATCACCGTGGACGGCCTGCCGGTCGAAACCACGGATGCGGGCATCGCCGCCATCGAGAAGCTGCGCGGCCTGCTCACGGTCTCGGATGCCGCCCTGGCTTCCGAGAAGGTTGCCCACGAGAAGACCAAGGCCGAGAAGGACGCCGAGGCCGCCAAGAAGGACGTCGAGATCGAGGACCTGAAGAAGAAGGTCGTCGACGGCGCCGCTCTGGATGCCCTGGTCGCCGACCGCGCCGCTGTTGTCACCAAGGCCAAGGCCCTCAACCCAAACGTCGTCACCGATGGCAAGTCGAACGCCGAGATCAAGCGCGCCGTCCTCGGCGACAGCGTCAAGGACAAGTCCGAAGCCTACGTCGATGCCGCCTGGGACATGAAGGCCACCGACACGGCCAACGACGATGTGCGCGCCGCCATCCGCTCGCAGGACCACTCGATCACCTCCGACGCCTGGAACGACGGCATCTTCACCGCCGCCGGCGTCAATCAGAAGAAGGCTGCCTGACCCATGGCCCAACTGAACTCGACTCGCGGCTCGGCCGGTTTCCTCGTCTCTGAAGCCAACGGCATGTACCGCTCGCGTGATGTCGGCACAGTCGCCGCCGGCGCTGCTCCGGGCCTGGCTGTCGGCACGATCCTAGGCAGGCTGACGGCGGGCGGCAACTTCGTCGCCTATGCCCCCGGCGGCTCCGATGGCTCTCAGACCGTTGCCGGCATCCTGTGGGAAGCCGCCATCGGCACGGTCAAGAAAACCATCGTCACCCGCGACGCCGAAGTGAACGGCGCGCACCTCGTCTATCAAGCCGGCGCCAACGACGCCGCGAAGGCTACGGCCAACGCGGCGCTGAAGGCCCTCGGCATCATCGTCCGCTAAGGAGGGCTGACACCATGGCATCCATGGATATCTTCAACTCGTCGGCCTTCTCGATGACCTCGCTCACCGGCGCGGTTACCAAGGTCGGCTATAAGCCGCAGCTCCTGGGCTCGCTCAACCTGTTCGAGCCGATGCCGGTGCGCACCCGCACCGTCTTCGTCGATCGCCAGAACCAGCGCCTGACGCTGATCCCGTCTAGCCCGGTCGGCGCCCCGCCGAAGGAGTTGGTGGTTGATCCGCGCAACGCCGTGCCGCTGAAGACCACTCGCCTGGCAGAGGGCTTCACGCTCTATGCCGAAGAGATCCAAGGCATCCGCGCCTTCGGGTCGGAGAGCGAGACGCAGCAGGTGCAGACCGAATATCTGCGCCGCATGGCGTCCGTTCGGGACGACATGGAGCTCACTCACGAGTTCCACCGCCTCGGCGCCCTGCAAGGCCTGCTGCTGGACGCGGACGGCACCACTGTCATCTACGACTACTTCTCCGAGTTCGGCATCTCGCAGCCGGCGGTCATCGACTTCGATTTGGACAACGCCAGCCCGGCCCAGGGCGCAATCCGCCTGAAGTCGGCGGCGCTGATCCGCTCGATGGCACGCTCGGCCGGCGGCGCGTTCACGCCGGGCACCACGGTCCACGCCTTGGCTGGCGATGCGTTCTTCGACGCTCTTGTCACCAGCGCCGAGGTCGAGAAGTCGTATCTGAACTGGGCGGCTGCGGCCGATCTGCGTCAGGACCGCTCGTTCCAGGCCTTCACCTACGCCGGGATCACCTATCACAACTACCAAGGCACGGACGACAACTCGACGGTGGCGATTGCTCCCGACGAGGCGAAGTTCTTCCCGGTGGGTGCGAAGGACATCTTCAAGAAGGCGATGGCGCCGGCCGAGTTCGGCCCGTACGTCAACACGCTGGGCCAGGACACCTACGCGATGAACATCGTGGACCGTGACCGCCAAGCGTGGACCCGTGGCGAACTCTACAGCTACCCGCTGTATCTCTGCCAGCGCCCCGACGTCCTGCGCACCGGCAAGAGGACCTGATCATGGCGACCTACAGCGTCAAGAACGGGTCATCGCTCGGCAAGGCCTTCAAGGTCGACGGCGGCCATCAGGTCGTCCCGGCCGGAGAGACTGCCGAGGTCACCACGACCGAAGCTCTGACCGAAGAGCAGATCGACGCCTATGCAGTTGATGGCGTGAAGGTCACGGCGAAGAAGGCCAAGGATCCGCTGGACCACGACGACGACGGCAAGAAGGGCGGCTCCGCTGCCCCGAAAGCTGACGACAAGAAGGACGCCTGATCGTGGCGGGCTACGGTTCTGATGACCGCATCGAGGCATGGGCTGCCGACAACGGCTATGCCCTGCCCGCCGGCGGTCCTCTGACCGTAGCCCAGCTGCGCCAACGTGGGTCCGCCTATATCGACGCCCTCTATGAGCCGAAGTTCCCCGGTCAGCGCACCGGCGGCCTGGAGCAAGAGCGCGCTTTCCCTCGCACCGGTGCGTCTGCCTATGGCCAGGCCATTGGGGCAGACGTCATTCCTCTTGCTGTCGAGCACGCCAGTTATCACGCGGCGCTCCAAGAAGCGGCGAAACCCGGCTCGCTGTCGATCTCGGCCGTCAACTCAGGCGCCCTGAAGCGCAAGAAGGTGGACGTGATCGAGAAGGAATATTTCGAAGGCTCTGGCGATGCAGTCGCCGACAACACCCTGCGGCTTAGCGCCGTCGAAGGCCTGCTCGCCCCGTTTTTCCGCGTCCCCGAAGTCGCTGTGTTTGTCGTCTGACATGACCTGTGCGACTGTCCCGGCTGTGGCGAACGATCCCGAAAATCAGCGCGAAACCGCGCATCGGATGCCGTCAAAGATGTCGACGGAGATCATCCTCGACGTCGTGACGACGGCCGACCTGATGCAGCAGGCCATCTACAAAGATCAGCCCCAGGCAGAGATCGAGCGCCTTCGTGAGGTCGCTCGGGCTCAGTTCGAAGCGTATCTCGACGCCATGGCCGAAGCCGCCACCCACGTCAGAGCGCTTCGGCCCTAACACCACATGGCACGGCGACCGTCTCAGAAACGGCTCTTCCGGGAGCTGGCGGCGAAGTATGGCCTGGAGGTCGCTGAGGCCTTCATGGCGGCGGTCAAAGACCTGACGAAAGAGGTCGAGCTGCAGAAGCTGCTGCTGGCCTTGGAGCGCCGCGATCTCGACGCCGCCATGCAGGCCCTGCACATCGACAGGGCCGCGTTCCAACCGCTGGAAGCCAAGCTGGTGGAAGCCTTCACCGCTGCGGGCCAAGGCGCTGTCGCATCTATGCCGGCCGCTGTGTCGATCGGTTTCCGCTTCGATCCCGGCAACCAGCGCGCCGCCGCGATCATCAGGGAGATGGCCGGCTCGCTCATCACCCGCCTCACACAGGGCGAAATCGATCAGGCTCGCGCCTTCCTCGCCGACGGCATGGCGCGCGGCGCCGGTCCTCGGTCTGTGGCGCTGGATCTGGTCGGACGGATCAGCCGCGCCACCGGGAACCGCGAAGGCGGCCTGATCGGCCTGTCCGGCCCCTATCGTGACTACGTCGCCACCGCCCGCGCCGAGTTGGCGTCGACGGACCCCGCCCTGCTCCGCAACTACCTGACCCGCAACCAGCGGGACCGCCGCTATGACAGGGCCGTGGCCCGCGCCATTGAGACGGGCAAGCCAGTTACGCCGGAAACCGCCCGCACGGCCGTCACCCGCTATTCCGCTCGCCTGGTCCGCCTCCGTGGCGAGGTCATCGCCCGCACAGAAGGCCTGCCCGCCATCCGCGCCGCCAAGCATGAGGCGTTTCAGCAGCTCGTCGATGACGGCCGGGTCGAGGTCATGGACATCGTGCGCGGCTGGTCCACCACGGAAGATGGACGCCAACGCGACACCCACGACGCCATGAACGGGCAAGAGGTTCGCGGGCTCGACATGCCGTTCACCAGCCCGAGCGGCGCGCAGTTCCGCTGGCCTGGAGATACGTCGCTCGGAGCGCCGGCCGCCGAAGTGGTCGCGTGCCGCTGCGATGAATATCTGACAATCAGGAAGTGGCCCCTATGAGCATCATCACGGGTGTCGCCGAAGAGGCACTGGAAGACTTCGGCGAAGACTTCGAAGACGGGGCTCTGACTGTGCCAGGCTCGCGTACCCCAGATGGCCAGGGCGGCTTCACGACGGGCCTCGCAACCATCTACCCCTGCAAGGCCCTCGTCGGCAGCTACAAGGACACGCGCCGCGTCGCGCTGGGCATCCCTGCCAGCGATCGACGCGTCCTGGTCCTCTCTGCCAGCCTGCCGTCCGGCATCTATCCGGCGAAGGGCCACAAGATCGCAGCGCCTGACCCCGCCAAGGGCCTGCTGATGACCACATTCGAAGTCATCGAGCGGACGGGCGATCTGGCGGGCGCTCTTGCCGAGTTGCAGGCGCGCTAGGCGTCCTTCGCCAGGACCGGGGCGGCCTGGACACCCTTCGGCAGCGACGCCCTCATCTCGGCAGCCTCGCGCCAATCCAGCTCGACGGCTTCGCCACGATCCGGTGACCATTCCTTGCCTGCGGTCAGATACTGGCGCGGCTCGGTGAGCGAGACGATGACGAGCTTCAGAGGTTCGGACATCCGGTCGTCATAGGAGACCCCGATGGCGAAAGTCACGCTCGACCTTGGCGCCATCGATGCGGTTTCGGATCGAGCGGCTGAGGCCGGCCTTCGACAGGCCCTTGGCGAGTACGAGCGGATCCTCAAGACCGATGTCCTGAACCGGGCCGGGTCGGGGAAGCAATACGGCAAGCACCAGGCCTCAGCCCCAGGCGAGCCCCCTGCCCGCGACCTGGGCAACCTCGTCGCCAACACGAACGCCGATCCGACCATCCGCGACGACGGGGACGCCAAGGTCGGCACGGTAACCGCCAACGCCGCCTATGCCCTGCCCCTGCACAACGGCACCGAGCGCATCGCGGCGCGCCCCTTCATGGATGTGCCGGCGAAAGAGAACCAGCGCGAGCTAACCGAGGCGTTCGTCAGAGGTGCGAGAGAATGAACAGCACCGCCGCCATCTTCGCCCGCCTGAACGGCTCGCTGTCGATCATCGACCGTCTCGACGTATTCGAAGACCGCGCCGCCATCTTCAACGACCGTGCCCCCGACGACTTCCAGTTCACGGGTAAGGCCGCCTTGGTGATCGCCGCGCCGTCGGGCGACATCGACGCCAGCACCTTCTCCGAGACCATCCGCGACATCACCCAGGACGTCCGCCTCTACGCCCGCGACACCGGCTCGACAGCCGGCATCGACGCGCTGGGCCGCGACATCCGCGACCTCTTCCACCTCCAGGCCTCACAGATCGAGATCGAGGACGGAACCTGCTCTCTCGCGACCGCTACCGGGCCGGTTGCAGCGCCGACCACTGACCCCTCGCTGGTCGGTCGGCGGGTTCAGCTCCGGATCCAACTGAAAAAGGACCTCTGACCATGCCCACCTTGGCGCAAGGCTATATGAAGCTGCAGGTGGACCTGTCAGCCACCGGCACCCCCGACTGGACCAACATTCCCGGCGTCACCGTCGCCAACGGTCTCGGCTTCTCCGAGAACCGCATCGACACGACCGACTTCGATACCGCGCCTGGCTCGACCGAGAGCATCAGCGGCCCGCGTGCGAACACGCCCCTGACCTTCACGATGCACGACGAGGCAGCCGACGAAGCTCAGATCGCGCTACACGACGCTTCAGACGCCAACGAGGCCCTGCAGTTCCGCCTGATCCGCGGCACGAAGGCTCAGGTCTTCACCGGCGTGCCCGTCCTGAACTTGGCGGCGCCGGTCAACGGCGTGGTCACTTACTCGGGCTCGATCACCCCCGACGCCAAGCCTACTCGCGGCAACGTGACCCCGTAAAATGAACGACGCCCGCCTCGGCATTGTGCGCCTGTCGCTCCCAGACGAGCGGCAGGTCGCCCTGCAACTGACCTTCGCTGCCTTAGACGCCAAAGGCCATGACTGGCTGCTGGACCGCTTCAAGGTGCTACAGAAGGGCCGTGCCGGGGCGTCGTCTGCTCTCGGTGACCTGCTGGAGGTGCTGACCGCAGGCGCCATCACCAAGGCAGATGTGATCGGTGCCCCTGTTGCCGCTTTTCCCCTGTCGCCCTGCATGAAAGCCTGCTGGGATGCGTGGGAGCTTGCCCAATACGGCCCGGCCGGGAGGTCCGCCGAAGCTGGCCCCGCAAACCCTCCGACGCGCCGGCCGACGCTGTGGAGGCGGCTCTTCGGGCGGCGCTGAAAGGCGGACTGTCCGAAGCCGAGTTCTGGAAGCTTACGCCCTACCGCCTGGGCATGATCCTGACCGAGCGTGGGCGCGGTGAAGCAGCCTCGGCCCTCTGGACCGGATGGATGGTCGCCCGTCTCGCTGTTGAGCGGGAACCGACCCTGTCAGGGCCCCAGCATTATTTCCGCGAGTTCTTCGACCCGAGCGGCAAGGCCTCCGATGCCGAGGCCATGGCCGATGCCGAGTTCAACCGGATCGCCCGCGTCTATGGCGTCGAGATCGTGGACTTGTCGGATGAGGGCGCGGCGCCCTAGCCTGTCGTTCTTTCGGGAGTGACGAATGCTGAAGCTGATCGCCGGTTGGATCCTAGTGCTGCTGGGCCTCGCTCTCGGTGGCTTTGGGCTTCTGGCCCTTGCTGGCCCGCCCCAAACGTTGGGCCTAGGCAGCGCCGCGCAGCTTCTGGCCTTGCAGACACAGATGCTGGTCCTGGGTTCGACCTCCCTCATCGTCGGCACGATCCTCCTGACGACCAGACGGCGCGACTAGCGCCCACGACATTGATCCTACCAGGGCTCGCTTCGGTGGGCCTTTTTCTTTGGAGGCGGCATGACCGACAGCCCTGTAGTCGGCAGCGCCTCTTGGGAGCTGCGCGCCACACGCGACAAGCTGAAGCAGGATCTGCGCGATTCCGAGACCGACGTGAAACAAGCCGTCGGCGCCATGGAGAGGGACGCCACCGCAGGCGCAGACAAGGTCGGCGCTTCGTTCGGCAAGATGGGTAAAGCCATTGGTGTCGGGATTGCAGCCGTCGCCGCCGTAGCAGCCGCCGGCCTGGCCATCGCGCTCCAGTTCGGCCAAGCCAGCCTCAAGATGGCCGATGACCTGGCCAACTCGGCCCAGCGCATCGGCATCGGGACCGCCGCACTACAGGAATGGCAGTACGTCGCGCGCAAGACCGGCGAGGACGCCTCAGCAGTCAGCGGCTCGCTAGAGACCTTCTCCAACAAGTTCGCCTCTGCGGCTGCCGAATTGTCGAAAGCGGACGTGAAGGCCTTTGCAGCCCTGCGGCTAAATCCAGAAGACCTTCGCGGCTTCAAGGACGTCGAGGCAGCGCTTGATGAGGTGGTTGACCGGATCGGGTCACTGAAAAGCGAAAGCGACCGCGCGGCGATTGCTGAGCGACTGGGCCTTGGTCCGCTGGCCTCAGCACTTCGCGACGGTTCGGCGGAAGTCGCTAGGCTGAGGGATGAGGCGCAAGCCCTCGGCTTCGTGATGGACGAAGACCTGATCCGGAAAGGATCGGAAGCCCAAGGCCAGATGGAAGACCTGGCGCAAGTGATCGGCATCCAGCTCGCCGGGGCGTTCATCGAACTGTCAGACGAAGTGCTGACCTTCACCAGCTACATCGCTGACGCGCTACGGGGCCTGAACGCCTTTATCGAGCGCGCCCAGACCTGGAAGACGCGTGTGGACGCCATGTACGGCGACGGCGTCACCACAGGCATTAAAGAAGGCGGCGTCATGGGCCCCCTTCGCGCCATAGGCAGCGCCGTCGGGTCGGTCGTCTCCGGAAGAACGTTCCGAGCGGCCGCTGACATCCGTGCCGGCAAAAGCCTTCCGGATTACGCCAATCCCATCGATGCCAACGCGGTAGCTGCCTTCGGCATCTCACCGCCGCCACCCCGCACACCTCGCAATGACTTCGCCGGCACGCTTTCCGTTCCAGCCGGCCGCACCCGCACCGACAATAGCGCCCAACGCGCCGCCGAGCGCGAAGCCCGCCGCGCCGAACGCGTCGAGCAGGAAATCTTCCGCGCTCGTCAGCGCCTGCTTCGGGTCGCCGAAGACGACATCTTGACCGCCCAGCAGCGCTACGACCTGGCGCGCGAGCAGCTGAAGATGGACCGCGAGGCGCGCGACGCCGAGATCCAGAGCAAAACCGACCGTGGAGAGATCAAGGCTGCTGAACGCCGCCAGCTGGACGCCGCCAACGCTTCGGCCGACGCCCTGGAAGACCGGCTGCTGACCGACAACGCCTTCCGCGAAATTCAAGACGAGCGCTTGGCGACCGAGAAGCTGCTCTCTGGCCTGACCGCCGACCTGCTGTCGCTTCAGTCCGGCGCCGCCCGCACCGCCAAGGAGCGCCAGCGGATTGAACTGGACCTGCTGGAGATCACCCAGCGCCAGCGTCGCGAAGCACTCCGTCTGGAGCTGGACCGCAACCCATCGCTGACCCAGGCGCAGCGCGACGGCGCTATGGCCACCAACGGCCGGATCGAGCGCGGCGAACGCGACGCCGTGATCCGCAACAACCTGTCGCCGCTCCAAGCCTGGCGCGACGAGAGCCTGAAGACTGCCGACGAAATCCGCGAGGCCTATGAGAACGTCGGCGCACGCGGCCTCGATGCGCTCAACAGCGGCATCGTCGACGCCATCATGAACACCAAGAGCCTGGGCGAGACCTTCTCGTCTGTGGCCAAGCAAATCCTGGCGGACCTGCTGTCGATCTCGGTGCGGCGCGGGATCACCGAGCCTCTGGCGGATATGCTGTTCGGCGGCTCAGGTTCTGGATCAGGCGGCGGCATCGGCTCGTCGATCTTCTCGGCCATCAAGTCGGCGCTGAAGATCCCAGGCTTCTCCAGCGGCGTCTCTAACTTCGGCGGGGGGCTCGCTTATGTCCATGCCGGCGAAATCCTGGCCAACCTGCCGCAGGGCACCGACGTGATCCCCGCTCATGCGGTCCAGGCCATGGGAAGCAGGGGCAGCGTGTCACGCATTGTGGTGACGACCAATGATGACCGGTTCAACGCCTACGTCGACGACCGGGCCGCCCGGCCGGCCGCTGCTGCCTTCAGCACCGCTCGCGAGACTGTTCCGACCGACATGGCCCGAAAGAGCCGTTACACCTTGGGACGTCGTCGCTGATGGGCGTGCTGACCCTGCCGACGAGTCCGGCGCCGTCGAACATGGGCATTGCCCTGATCTCGGCGAAGAACGTCCTGGCCCCGGCCTTTGGTGACGGAGAACAAGAGCTTCTGCGCAAGGGCAGCCGCTACGCCCTGACCTTCCAGATGCCGCCCATGCGCTACGTCACGTCGATGGACTGGGACGACCTGATGGCCGAGGGCGACACGGTCGTAATGAAGGTTCACCAGCCCGGCTTCGACACCGGCGCGCCGGGCACACCCCGTGTGAACACGTCGGGCCAATCTGGTCGCATCATCGCCTTGAAGGGTATGACGCCGGGCTATGTGATCCACAAAGGCCAGTTCCTGTCGATCGTCACGCAGGGCCGGCGGTTCCTGTATCGCGCAGCGAACGCCGCTCTGGTGCTGGAGAACGGTCGGGCCAACGTCTTGCTGCGCACCATGCTGCGCTTCCCGCCGGCGGATAACGACGTGGTCGAGATCGCTCAGCCGATGATCGAGGGCTTCGTCCGTGACCTGGGCGAATGGTCGGTTGGCGTCGATCGTTTGGTCGGGCTGCAGTTCACGGTGAGGGAGCGCTGATGGACGCGAACCTGATCGCCGCCTATCAGCAGCCCGCCTTTGTCAAAGCGACCCTGGTGCGGTTCGATATGGCGGGCGGCGCCGTCTGCCTGACGGACGGCGGTTTCGTTGTGTTCGACGCCGGCGAAGGCGATGGGCCGGAGGGGTATGTCGCCTACCATCCCGTCTATGGATCGCTGGACACTGTCGGCGGCGTCAAAGACGGCGCCGAGGCCCAGACCACACGCATCGACATCGCTCTTCTGCCCGCCTCGGACACCGCCGCCGCAGCTCTGGCTTCGCCAACGACTCAAGGCACGCGTATCCAGTGGTGGGAGGGCGCCGTCGATCCTGACAGCGGTCTCCTGATCGGCGTCCCCGAACTGAAGTTCGACGGGGAGATCGACAAGGCGCGGTTCCAGGTCAGCGACAGCTGGAGCCTGACGCTGGAATGCGGAACCCAGGCCGAGCGCCAGCTGGAGCCGAACGCCGACTGGCGGTTGAACAACGCCTTTCATCAACTGATCTGGCCCGGCGAACTGGGCCTGTCCTACGTCGACGGCGTCACCCGTAAAAAGGAATGGCGCAGCCGACCCGAAAACCCGGGCGTGTTCAAACGTCTGTTGAAGTCGCTGGTCCCGCTGCTGCCCGACTGAGGGAAACCATCATGAACACGATGCTCAAGCGGGCTGCGGCGACGCAGGCCTGCATGGACCGTTTCGCCTACAAGCCCGTCGAACCCGGCGTGCGGGATTGCGGCAAGCTGGCGGCTCACGCCCTGCACAAGCAGGGCCGATCCGCCAAACTGCTGAACGCCTCGAAACACCGTAGCTGGCGCGGGGCCCTGGCCTATCTGAAACGAACCGGGTTCGCGTCCCTGGTCGAGCTGATCGACGCCATGGAGCTGCAGCGGATTCCGCCGGCCGCGGCCCTGCCGGGCGACATCATCGCCATGCCGACCGATGAGGCGAACGGCTTCGGCTGTTCACTGGCCGTGGCGCTGGAGAACGGCCGGGTGCTGGGTCTGAACCCGGCGACGAACTTGATCGAGCCGATGATCCCGCACCTGTTCGTCTGCGCCTGGAGGGTCTGAGTGCCGCACCTTCTGCCCGCCGCCGCCAGCGCCATCGCCCAGGCCGCGCCGACCGCCGCCGCCACGGCGGCCAAGGCGACCGTCATGGGGACGCTGAAGTCGGTCGCTTTCAACGCCCTGACCAGCCTGGCGATCAGTTCGGCCTTGTCGGTCTTTTCGCCCGCCGTGGGGGCGTCGGCGCGGCAGGTCGAGTTCGTTATCGATCCGGACGGACCGATCCCCTTCGCCGCCGGCCGCGTCGGCGTGTCGGGCTCGGTGATCCACCGCGACACCTTCGGCCCCGACCTGATGTATTACGGCATCCCGTTCGTCCTGTCGGGCGCGGGGCCGATCACCGCCATCGAATCCTTCATGGCGGACGATCATCCGATGGCGTTCGACGCCAACGGCGGCGCGACGACCGAACCCTATCGCCAGGAACTGTTCTTTCGGTCCGTCCTGGGTTTCCAGCCCGCCCCCGCCGCCCTGACCACGCCCAGCGGTCTCAAGAAGGGCGCGACGCTGCCGGGCTGGACGTCGGCGCACAAGCTGTCGGGCAAGGCGGCCGGGCTGATCGTCATGGCCGAGAACAGCAAGGGCTCGGCCTTCCCGACCGGCGAGATCAAGCCGCTGATCCAGCTGCTCGGCCTGAAGGGGTGGGACCCCACGCTGGACAGCACCTATCCCGGCGGCGACGGCCCGTGCCGGCTTCACGACGCCTCGACCTGGGTGACGTTGACCTGTCCGATCCTGTGGGGGCTGAAGTGGGCGTTGGGGCTGTGGGAAGGCCCGACGTTGAAAGGCGCGCCCGCGCACGACAGTCTGACCGACCATCAGGTCGGCGGCATCGGCGCCCGGTTGTCGGGCATCGACGTCCCCGCCTTCGTCGCCGCCTCCAATATCGCCAAGGCGAACGCCTGGACGGTGTCCGCCTATCCGAACACCGACGACGACAAGCACCAGGTGCTGGAGGCCTTCCTCCAGACCGGCGGCGCCACCTATTCCCAGCGCGCGGGCAAGATTAGCTGCATCAGCCGCGCAGCGCCACGCGCCAGCTTGGTCACGATCTCGGCCCGCGACACGGCCGGACCGCTGGAGATCGACACGGCCGCCAGCCGTATCGACCGTATCAACACCCTGCGTCCCCGTTTCTGGAGCCCTGCGCACCGTTGGCAGATGACGGCGATGGACGGGGAGGTCACGGCCCAGTCCTATCGCGACGAGGACGGCGGGCGCACCCGGTCGCGCGGCATCGACTTCCCGTTCGTGTCGGACGCGACCCAGACCGCTCAGCTGACCGCGCTGCAGATCGCCAACACGCGCGAGGGCATCGCGGGCGTGATCCCGCTGAAGCCGCATCTGCAGCGCATCCGTCCAGGCGACGCGTTCACCATCACCGAGGCAGGCTTTGTCCTGAATGGGCTGAAATGCTTGTGCCTGAACACTGACTATGATCCGGCCACGGGGGTGGTGCGGGTGTCGTTCGTCAGCGAGACCGACGCCAAATATCCGTTCGCT